GTCGCTAGCGCGCCCGGGGGGTGTAAATTTGTACACCCCCGCTTCTGAGGTAGTGTACGGGGGTACACTATGCCACTTTGTCAGGTGATATTTTTGAGGCAGTCAGAATGGCATTTATGCCTAGATTTTGGGCGTTTAGAATGAGCAAAAAAATTGGTTTTTAACCCCGGAGCTGTTATTGATTTTGCACTATTTTTAAACCCGGTGGGCAGGTACAGAATGTAAGTAATGAATGGCACGGGATTATTTATTAACCATGCCATACAATACGCGCACAAAAAAACACGCAAAATATTTTTGTTTAATGCGTGTTTGTTGCCGTCTATACGTGGATGTGTGAGCGTGTCTATGCAAACCCGGAGCTATTAGCGCATAAAGAAACCCGCGACGATGCGCGGGTTGTGGTGGTGGTTGTGGTGGTTGCTACTCGCGGTCTAAAATCTCCTGTACGCTGCTAAAGAACAAAGACAGGGAAGGAAATTCCGCAAACTGTTTCATAACGTCTTCATAAATTTGTTGCCTCTTTTCTACATCTATATGTAGGCATGAATCGAGTATTAACACTAACAACGCTGCCATTCGGTCTATATCCTTCATTATTCAATTCCTTATATGTTTTGGGACCCAGGCGTTCTATATGGTCCTGGGTTTAACCTGGGTCACCCATGGTTACCTATGCCAATAGGAGTAGTAAAATCAATCTGCGCACATGCGGGTTTATCCTTTGGTAGGCATGAATGACAAAACCCAGTACAACTAAACACTCGCGCCTCATTTGTTTGATCCCGTAAAGTGTCGCGCACTTCACGGTGATAGGCTTTATCAGCGTAACGCTTGAAACCTTTTTGGTAGGTCCCGGAGATGTCCACAGCGTAAAAATGTCCCCGCGTAATTGGCAATGATTCCATGTATTTAATCATCTGTTTATCATCATCAAAAATAGAACCGCTAGACAGATTTAAAACGTAATTTGTTGGAAATTGCAAACCTTGCTGGTTCCATGTTCTAAACAAATGAAACGATTTAGAATAACCCCATATAGACAAATCTGGGCGTTTATTACACATCGTGAACCAAAACCCCATGGTCGATAATGAATCAAAATCACCATCAACATAAAGCCTCACATATATAGAA